ACCCCATCGGCAAATCGCGCTCGATGCAGAACATGGGCAACTACACCGGGCAGCGCGCCGCCGGCATCACCAAGGGGATCGGCGGCCCCGAGCAGCAGATGGCGCACGCCTTTGAGGCTTACGGCAAGCCCAAGGCCAGCGGGTTGATTAGCCTATGATGCCGCTGCGGGCCGAGCTGGAGCGGTTGCTCCTCAAGCTGGAGGACATGCGGTTTGGGCGTAGCTCGGATCGGCTTCACGAGGCGGTCCTCGACCTGAAGCACGTCCTCGACTTCCACAAATCGTTGCAACAGCCAGCGAGTCTGCCGCGATGAGCTTGAGCCTTGGTTCCCAGGCGTTCGACGCCGCGCAGCGCCTCAAGCACACCGAGGACTGGCGCGTCCTGATGGGCGCGCTGTCCGAGCAGATGGGCCGCTTGATGCACTCGGCCGTCGAGACCGCGACCCCGGAGAATTGCGGCTACGCCCGGGGTGTGCGCGACGTCCTGTGGTGCTTCGAGATCATGGAGGCCGGCCCCAACGCCCCCTCGCGGGCGACGATCAAGCCGACCGTGCCGGTCCGGCCGCCGACAACCCCTGCGGCCGAGAACCCGCTAGGAAATGGGAAGACCAGATAGTGTCCGACGCAGCGACCCATAACACCGAGACGCAGGCTCCGGCGCCTTCTCCTGTCGCCGAGACGGCTGCGCCGGCGTCGCCGCAACTTCCTAACGGCGACGCGGGTTATCGCGTGCCGCAGGCGGTGCGCCGCCAGGCGCGCCGCGCGCATGAGTTGCAGGCCCAGCTCCAGGCCGAGCAGCAGGCCGCCGACGCCACCCAAGAGGCGGCGCAGGCACAGCAGCAGGCGGAACTCGATGGTATAGTTCCTATCGGCTCGCCGCAGGAGCAGCAGCAACAAGACCGCCAGGCGCCGCCGCCTGCGCCCCCGCAGGACGACTGGCAGCACCGCTACCGCACCCTTCAGGGCAAGTACGACAGCGAGATTCCGCACCTGCGCAGTCAGGTTCAACAGCTCGAAAACCTGATCGCCTCGATGCAGTCGGCGCCGCCGCCTCCAGCGCCGGCCCCGCCGGCCGCCGAGGTCGAGATACCCGAGGACGACTACACGACCTACGGGCCGGAGTTTGTCGACTCGACACGCCGCTGGGCGCGCGCCGAGGTGCAGCGCGACCTACAAGCTCAACAACAGCAGATCGCCGAGCTGCGGGCTCACCAGGAGCGGCAGTCGGAGAACCATGTCAAGGATCGGGTCCGCGCCGAGCTGGACCGCGACCCGGAGTTGGCCGGGCGATGGCTGTCGCTCGACACCGACGCCGGTTTTAATTCCTGGCTACAGGAACTCGACCCATTTTCAGGTGCCCGCCGCCTCGACATGCTGCGGGCCGCCTACGCCAGTGGGGACTCGCTCCGCACCGGTAGATTTTTCAAGGCGTATCTCCAAGAGCACACCGACTACGGGCAACCGGTTCCCGGTTATTCGCCCCAGACGCCAATACCGAACGGTAGTTACACCAACGGTAACGGTGCGGGACGGGTCGACCTGGCCTCGTTTGCCGCCCCGGGCCGCGCTTCCAACGCGACACCCGGACCCGGCGCTCCGGAACGACGCATCTGGACTAACCGCGACATCCAGGCGTTCTACGACGGCCGAATCCGAGGTCGTTACCGGGGGCGGGAGGCAGAGGCCGACCGTATCGAACGGGACATCCTCGCGGCGGCCGCCGAAGGACGCATTGCCAATGCGTAACTTTGGAGGCCATCATGGCTATCGCACAAGGCACACCCTATAGCGGTGTTGCCGCAAGTCCCGCCTATAGTGGCGCCGCCGCTGGCGGTGTGTTCGTACCGGAAATTTGGTCCCTGGCCAAATACGCGATCTGTTAGTTCGCAGGTAAACTGATCGACAAGTTCATGCTAGGACTTGATACCCCCTCTGAAAAACGGGAACCCCGCTGGGAACCCGATGCAAGCGCTTGCGCGCAGCAGCAGAGGCCGAGTGAGGGGGCGCCTGTTATTACGGGCGAAGCGACGGTCCAATGCGCCGAAGGCGCAGTGCTACGCAGCGACGGTTCTCGCCGCCATTTCCAACGTGGATCATCTCTAGGAGGTAGTCCGAATACTGGGCCTGAAAAACGGGAACCGAGAGGAACCCGCGGCAAGCGTTTACCGCCTAAGTACCTTGCTGGACTTCTTGACGCCGACGGTTCGATCTACATCCATGACCCCTGTCGTGGCCACAAGAGCTACGTTGCCTTCTCGTTTAGCAATAAACGGCGGGATTTCGTAGAGTTGGTGGCCAGCTCTTTGACGCCCCCTTCGGCGGCGACGCCGTGGGGGTCGATCTCGGGCAGCGACGATCATGGCTGGCAGTGGCGCGTCGTCGGGCAGCGTGCCGTGAACGTGCTGGTGTTCTTGCGGAAGTACCTCGTGGCACACCGCAGGATCGCCGAGGCAGCGGAGGCCCTCAACGGGTTGCCGTTTGCCGCAGCGCGGGAGCAGCTGGACGCGTTGCGCAATAACCCGCCGCCGATGCCGAAACACCCGACGGTTAAGTGGACCGCCGGGTATATCGACGGCAATGGTTGTTTTGTGGCGAGTATTAGCGCGAACGGCTCTGCTGTTGCGTATTTGGTTGTCAGTGCTGCGACATGGAAACGGGTCGCTATCGACCTGTTGCAGAAGCAGTTTGGCGGCAGCATCACGGAGTTCGACGGCAAGGTTGAATGGCGGTTGTCGATATCGCCCTCGAAATTGCGTGCGTTTATGGAAAAGGACCGGATCGGTCAGAGCCTCTATCTGACGACCGACCGGGCCTATTTCCTGCTGAAGTGCGCGCGGATGGGGCATTACCGGGATGGCATCATGATTTGTGCCGGCCTGGACGATATGAAAACGCAGCCTCACAGACTGAGTGGCCCGGGCGCTGTGGTCGAAGAATGGATTGCGCGTGTGCGCAATATTACCGACCGGCGCAAGCGACAGTCGGACGCGGCGTAAAGTCGCGATTGTACGAAGGCGAGATACGTAATATGGGGGATAAGGTAAAGATCAGGACCAAGCCCACGATTACTATCAAGGACTACACTCTCGACATGGCCCTGACGGTCGACCGGCCGTCTGGTACTACTGTAGAGCTTACGATCGACAACGCCAAGTACTTTAATCTGGTCCTTGACGACGTTATGCGGCTCCAAAGCGACATGGAGCTGTTGTCGATGTGGTCTGACGATGCGGCTATTTACAGTTTGGCCGCGTAATATCGGGTCTGAAAAACTGGAACCTGTAGGAACCAGAGGGAAGCGATGGATTCGCACCCGCACAGACTGAGTGACCCGACGGCTGCTTTCGCGGCCGAAGCGACAGTCGGAGCAGCGGTATGCTGTTTGGAGCAAATGAAGATCACTATTGATACCGCCGTCTTGGGAACTCTTGACGCCGGCGTGGCGGCGGCCAATAAAGGTGCGACGGCCGGGGCGATCTCTATTGGGATCAACCTCGGGGTTGCCGGTACGCCGCTCATCGTGACTGCGGCCAACATCACCGACACCATAGTGGACATGGGTACGGTGTTGGACGAGCAGAACATGCCGGAAACCGGCAGATGGCTGGTCATCCCGCCGTGGATCGGCGGTCTGATCAAGAAGTCGGACCTGTCGAACGCCTCGATCTCGGGCGACGGCGTTTCTCTCTTGAGAAATGGCCGCATGGGCATGATTGATCGCTTTACATTGTATAGCTCCAATCTTTTGCCCAAGGGCACCGACACGACCCACAAATATACCCGTATCTTTGGGGGTCTCTCGTCGGGGCTGACCTTTGCCTCGCAGCTCTCGAACGTCGAGACGATGCGGTCCGAGATCACCTTCGGCACTCTCTTGCGGGGGCTGCACGTCTACGGCTCGAAGGTTCTCGACGGCACCGCGCTAGTCGAGGCATACGTCGCGCCGTCGTGATAGTATAGGTGCTATCTTATAGGAACCGGCGCTCCCGCCGGTTCCTACTACTCGTAGTAACGAGGCGCCCATCATGGCGACGCTGGCGACACGCACAGTGGGCGCCCTCCTGGCCGAGGCCCGGAGCCTGCTCAACGACACGGTGCCGATCTCGGGGAGCCCGCGCTTCACCGATAGCGACCTCGTTTCTATCGTCAACGAGGCTCTCTTGCAGATCAGGTCGAAGCGCCCCGACGCCTGGCTGACCTTTGGCCTGCGCAAATCGGTGCCGACCTACACGATGCCCGGCAACGCCGCGACGGTCCTGCCGATCGAGGACCAGTTCTATTCGCCGCTGCTGTTCTACGTCGTCGGCCGCTCCGAGCTGATCGAGGACACTTTCGCTGATAACGGCCGCGCCATCACGCTGGTGGGCAAGTTCACCAGCCTATTGCTTAAGAATGCAGGGTAGCGCCGATGGCTAGCACTATCTCCGTTGGCGACACTCCGCCCCCCGGACCAGCCATCGGCGACGGCTGGTGGGACAGCGTATCGGGTCAGCTTTTTCTCTGGTTCAACGACGGGACCTCAAGCCA